TCGTCGGGCAGATGATATGCGCCGGGTTGCCGGTCCCGATGAGCTGCGTGTTGCGCGGAAGCGTCAGGCCGTCGCCGTCGTAGGCGCCGCCGGCGCCCTGGCCTTCGCCACCGGAAAGCACGATCACGCTGCCGGTAGTGTCTTTGACGGCATCGGCATCCGTCAGGCAGTCGGCGAAGCTTTCATATGAGCTGGCGTCGAGTTCCGGCCAAGCCATAGGTCACGGACTTTCGGCTATGCTGGCTTACGTCGCCGTCGCGCCTTGGCTCTGAAGCACCGTCATGGCGGTGAGCGACACTTCGGCGCCGCTGACGATGGCGACCGTGCTGAAAACGAAGTTGGCGTCGCTGGTCCCCGCCGAGCCGTCGATGTGGTCGTTGAGCGGCGCCGTACCGTCGTTGCTCGACGAGCCGCGGCAGTAGCCCAGCGTACCCGTCGCGTCGGCCGAGGCATCGGCGGCGATGGCGCCGGCGGTGGAGAGCGCGCCGGGCGAATCGTCCACCGCTGCGCCTAGGGCGACCGCCGCCAGGCCGAGGGTGAAGAGCAGCGTGCCGGTCACCGTCGCGTTGGGATCGGCCGGCTGGGCGCCCGTGCGCCCCTCGATGACCCCAACGCCAGCGCCTTCGTCGAGCAGAACCCGCGCGGCGTCCAAAGAGGTGATCGCCCAGTCGATCGAGAAATTGGGATTCAACGCCATCAGCACCGAGGGCGCGCCCATGTGGCTGGTCTCGTCCGGCCAGATGGCATCTTCCGGCGGCAGCGGATCGGCGGCCCCGCCGCCGCGATCCCGTTCCTCCGCCTCGCCGGCATAGACCGGCCAGTGCGCCGGCCGCATACCATGTCGGGTAAGACGCCGGCCGATCAGGCGCCCGCCGACTTGCGTCGTGCCGATCTGCCCGGGAATGTGCGCGCCGTCCGGTGTGATCGCCAGTTTCGTCGCCAGCATGTCTTCGAAAACCTTGTCCTGGCGCGGCTCGAAAACGCTTTTTGACCGTGCCTGGAAATCGGCCAGCGCCGCCGGGCCAAGCAAGCCCTGGAAGGCGGCAACCAGATACTCGAACTCATCCTTGAAGGTGAAGTTGGTGAACTGGCGCAGGGTCCAATCGCCATTTTTGGGACCGGCATCCGCCAAGAAACACCCCGCGTAATACTTCGCGGCGGCATTCAGCGTGCTAGTTGCGAGCGACCTGGTCATATGGCTGATCCTTTCGTTTGCGGCGCTAGCCGGTAATCACGAGCACGATATCGACCAATACGTCCGTGCCGGCCGACGGCCTTGGCCGCAAGCGGCTGACGTTGGGCGCAACCACGAGGGGTTTTTTGGTCAGAATGGTCATGGCGTTGCCGTTGGTGTCGTCGAGAAGCGCAAAATCGGTTTCCAAACCTTGCGGCAGCGCGGCACCCTCGATGTCGATAGCGCCGCCGGTGCCGAAATCGCCGACGACCTGGACGGTTTTGTCCGCCTTGTGCGGGACCTGGGCGGGCAGGCATTCATCGGCCTCGGTGACGCCGGTCCACTTCCAGATTTCGGCGATGTGCGAATATCCGTGTGGAATCAGCTGAGCTTCGATCGTCGCCATGGTTTGCGCTCCGATTCGGGTTCGCCGAATGCTACGTCGGATTGCGGCGGCGCTGTCCAGGGCGCAGATGTTCCAAAACCCTCCGATCTTTCGCCGGCCGGCGGCGCCAAATGCGCCACAACGTCGTGCGGCCAAGCCTGGTGCGGTGTTGCAGCTCCTTCCAGGTAAACGGATTGGCGCGATTGCGGGCGCGCTCGATCAGGCGCCGCAGGCGCGACTCCTGCGCGGCGGTCAGCTTGCGCGGTCGGCACATGTTTTCCCCCTAGTCGTCGTCGTCGCGGGCAAAGCTCTGGCGGCCGCCGCCGGCATAGACGCCATCGGGGAAATCCTCGTCGGCCGCGCGCACCTTGCGCCGCCCGCGGTTCATGACGTCGTTGTATTCGCCGCCGCCGAGCAAGGCATACTGGCCCGCCTCGACCACGTGGCTGTATTCGTTTTTCTCCGGCTTGTCGTCGTAGCGGCCGGACGGCCCGAGGATCTTGCGCAGCCGGTAGCCGGAGAGCAGGCCCTTGCGAAACACCTTCATGCGCGGGCCGACGACAAGGCCCGGCTTGTGCCCGTCGATCATCCGCGTCATCGGCAGGCGCAAGGCCTCGATGCGCGGGGTTGGATTGTTCGTCGGGGCCGCGCGCAAGCGTATTTTCGTGCGCGACGAGACGATGTGGACCCAGGCCTGATCGTCCTTGCTCTCCTTGTCGCCGCCATAGAATGCCGACGGATCGACGTGACCGCTGATCTCGTGCTTCGGATACATCTCATGCAACAGACGGTTGACCATATCGCTAAAGCGCGTCGGCCCGGTCACCATGCCCATGGCCGTGGTCAGTTCATCCAGCCCGCGCCATTGCCCGTCGGGGGCGTGCTGCCAAACCGTCACCGCCGGCGTGCCGCCGGCGTCCGCGCCGAGAAACAGGGGCAGGCCTGGCATGATCTGCAAGTTGGGATCGAAGTGCAGGGCGTCGTTGTATTCGGGATAGACCGGCACGCCGTCCCGGCTGTAGCCGAACTCGTTCTTGATCATGCGCCGCACGTACCAGTCCGGCTGCCCGGCGATCTGCCGTTCGTAGTAGCCTTCCGGTAGGTTCTCCAGGTTCTCGGCCTGGGGCGAGAGCGCCGACGGCTGGCGGAAGAACGCCCAATCCTCGGGCAGGTTCTCCACCAGCAGCTCGTAGAGATAGCTTTCCGTATCCGGCGCGTTGAAGTCCATCAGCACGCCCGACCAGCTCGGTCCGCCCTCGTTCATCGACGGGAAGCGGCCGGCGCGGCCGATGGCATAGATCAGGACCTCCCGGTCGAGCAGATCCGCCTCGACCAGCAGGAAGGCGGTCGGCTCGTAACCGCGCAGCACGTCCTCGGCCGCGTTGTCGCCGATGGCGATGAAATCCACCGTCAACTCGACCAAGGTATTATCCGGCAGGGCGAAGTTGATTCTGTGGGTCGCCGGCTGGTCCTGGGCGCCGGTCCATTCGCCGGCCGTCTTGGGCATCCATTTCCACCAGCTGGGAATGATGCTCGCCCACAAGCGCCGGTAGGTCTTGTGGACCACGCACAGCTTGAACCGGCGCACCCCGTCGCGGGTCGAGCGGCGTTGCTGCTGCGCCAGCACAATCGCCTTGATGAATCCGGACGAAGTTTTACCGCCGCCGATCGGCCCCATGACGGCCTGGACCAAGGCCGTCGAAGCCATGTAGCGGTCGATGGTCGGTCCCGGCGAAAACCATTCGACGGTCACTGAGTCGAGCTTTGCCGCCGCCGTCATCGGCCCGCGGCCCCTGACCCCAGGTGCCTGATGGGGTTTTCACCCGCCGCACCTCCGCACCTCCCGGCGGCACTTCGGATTTCGGCCCCAGGGGCCCGGAAGGCGGCCACGGACAGGGTTGGAATTCGGGTGAAATTCAGAGACCGCCCCCCCCGAGGGCGGAGTCGGCGCGGATTTTGGACCCCCGCCCCGCGAAAGACCCGGGGGTGGGTGCGGGCGATTTTTTCCGCCGGCGGCGCGCCCCCGCCGGTGCCGCGCCGGTCTGATGTTCGATCAGACGGCCAGCGCCCGGAAAACGGCGGTTTCCTGCGCCTCTCGTGCCTCGCGTCCAACTGCATGGCGTCCAACTCCCCCGATTTCTACTCGCTATCATCTTGATTTCGCTCGATTTCTTCTGGCGCCACCAGGCGGCCCTCGAGGATCGGCTTGGCCGCGTCGCCGGGACGCGACTCGCCCTGCTGCGCCAGGCCGAGCAGCACCACCAGGCTGACCGCATGGCCGTCCTTGCCGGTCACCTCGATCGGCGCCTTGGAGTGCAGGTATGGCGCCAGCTCGCGCGCCGCGTCCATCTGCATCTTCAGCGCGTCCTTGACCGGGCAGGCCAGCTCGCGCGCCAGGTCCGCCACCGGCCGCGTGTAGATCTCCGCCAGCACGGTCAGCGGCGAGCGGTAGCGGCTGAGCAGGTATTCGCGGAACGCCTCGGTCCGCTTGTTGCGCGCCCCCGGCGGCCGCCCGGCACCGCGCTTCGCCACCACCTGGCCCGGCGCCGACCGCTTCGCCCGCCCGTCGCCGTCGACCAGGCCCAGCGGCAGCGGCACGTCCTCCGGCTCGAACCACTCGCCCTCGGCCGCTTCGACCGCTTCAGCGACCACGGCCGCCTTGCCTTCGCGCTTAGCCATGATTAACCCCCTGATATTTAATCCTTCCGGCCGGCTCTACTGGCGAACCGTTCAGTAAATCGGTGACAGCCGTGACAGATCCGTGACACCACCGTGACAGAGGAAATGTCTATAACTCATTGATATACATATGTATTTAGATGTGTTCATGTGTCTGTCACGGCTGTCACGGTGAAAAACAATGGCCTACATGCGCGTGTGTGCGCGCGCTGCGCACACATGTGGGCAAATCAGCCGTGACAGCCGTGACAGTGATACAGCATTGAAATC